CATTTCAGACCTATGGTGGGTATAGCTCAGTCGGGAGAGCACCGGATTGTGGTTCCGGGTGTCGAGGGTTCGAACCCCTTTACCCACCCCACGAAATCGGGGATTGGGAGTGATCCCGATCCCCGATGATTTTTGCCCCGATATTGGGATGTAGTGTAATGGTAACACACCAGACTTTGACTCTGATATCGTGGGTTCGAATCCCGCCATCCCAGCCACGTCAGATATTTTCTGCCGGTTTCGGCTTCCCGCAAGCGGAAAGCCTGCACCTCTGAAAACATCTTCCTTCTTCAGCCGCGAATCGCTTCGCTGGATTCGCGTCTGAGTATTTGTTGGGTACGTCTGATGTTTTGGATAGCGGATAACTTTTCACACCGATATGCCCCAGTAGCTCAGTAGGCAGAGCACCTGCCTTTTAAGCAGGGTGTCCGGGGTTCGAATCCCCGCTGGAGCACCAAAAGGAAACCATTGAATTTTCAAGAAAACCTTGATTTTTCAATGGTTTCTTCAATTTTCTTTCGGTGCGCTCCGGAACGTTTTGAGACGCAAACTGTTGTCAAAAGTGTTGTCAGAATTCAGGACTAAAAAGCAGCCCCACGGAATATCCGTAGGGCTGTTCTTTATCATGGCCGACAATGCGACGTATTATCCCCATGCTGCCACAGTACGTCATTTATGGCCCCAAAAAATTGCACGCAAAACGGCGATTACTCTGGCTATCACTCGTGTGAGAAATTCCGGTATCGGCGCCCCCAGCGCCCCAATGTTTTTGATAATGCTGCCTAATTCGGCGAGCAAATACCACATCATAACAAGTGGGCACAGGAGCGCGTCATAAGCAATATTCAAAACTGGCACGCCAATCGTCAGCGCGCGCAAGGCAAAGTCCATGAGAGCAGCTAGCAGCACACCCGCCATAATCCCGGCCTTGCGCCACAGGCCATCACAAGCGGCACGGCTACTCCACGCCCCAGTACGCAAAGCAGCAACGCTACCAGTCAAGTAGTCGAAAACCACCGCCAGTGTCAAAGTGAATGCCAACAGCACTTCCTTGCCCAGACTGTATCTAATCCATGCATCGTATCTCATTGTACACGCCCCTCCTCGTAAGATTCTATTCCTGAATACCTCACGACTCAGAAGATAACGTACCTTTATTGATTTGTAAACATACATTTTCCACAAAATTTATGTTTAAAAAATATATAAACCGTAGAACTCGATTTAAATAGCCTTTTTGTATTGAATCCATTATTTGTTACGAGTATAATGAGCGAGTTTGTTTCATATACATATAAAAAAATTCCCGGAAGGCCGAAGCCCTCCGGGAATTGCTTAACCCTAATTATTTATCCGCGTCAGCCTTGTCCTTGAGCTTTGCGAGGCAGTCGGTCAGGAACTTCGGCACCGGCGCGCCGAGGTGCGCAGCGTTCTCGATGATGCTGCCCAGCTCCGTCACGATGTACCAGATAGCGACCAGCGGGAGAAACGCCGTCTTATATGTGAACGGCAGGTCGAAGCCAAGGTCGCCGTAATTGATGATTGCGGACAGGGCCACGTCCAGCAGCAGCGCCACCAGCATGGCCACGATACTGCCCAGCTTGTGCCACAGGCCAGCACGCGCCACCGCGCTATCCCACGTGCCCGTCGACAGCGCGGCCCATGAGCCGGTGGCGTAGTCCAGGATCATCGCGGCCAGCCAGATCACCACGAGCCAGCCTGTCCACCCCCAGAAAGCCGTCATGCCGGCCAGTACGGCCGAGATAGCCGCTTTCAGTTCCATTGCTTTACTCGGTGCATTCATATGTACCCCTCCATCACTTGTTTTCATCGATCATTGCCTGCGTAACCAGCAGCGTGCGCAGCATATCCAGCGACAGATCCAACTTGCCGCCGCCCGTACCGGCCAGTGCGCCGCGATCCACCAGACGCTGCACGCCTGCCTGTGCCCAGCCCGGCATGTCCTTGATCGTCTCGTACCGGGGGTTACATGCCGCTGCGTACTTGGTGCCGATCACAAGACCACGGATCATATCCATGGACAGATCCAGATTGCCGCCGCCCACGCCGCCAAGCGCGCCCGCGTCCATCAGCGCGCGCACCGTGGCCTGCGCCCACGCGGGCACGTCGTCGATCGTGTTGTACCTCACCATATCGTCGTCCTCCTCGTCATTTTTGTTAATCGCCTCCGCGACATCCGCGCGAAACCCGTCCATCGTGTAGCCCATGCCATAGGCATTCCACAGATATTCCGGGTCTGCGTGGTTGCTCGCCGCGCCGCGCCGGTATCCCTCGGCGTGCCCGATGATTACGCCGTCCTGCGCCGGATCAAGGCCGTACTGCTTGCACAGCGCGGCGAACAGCTCCACAGCCGTGTGGTATGTACCCGCGATCTGCTCTGCCGCCTCCGCGTAAGTCATGCCCTCGCTCGGCTCGGTCATTTCTACCCCGATGTGCGTAGAATTGGCGCTCCCGCCGCAGTGCCAGCCGCGCATCTCCCACGGCAGGAGCTGATACACCGTGCCGTCCGCCTGCGCGAACGCGTGCACGCATACGGACGCGCCGCCCGGCTGATACTGGTTAAAGCTGCGTGCAAATACCGCCGCAGACGGCTGCGCGCATCCCACGCTGTGCAGCATGATGCCCTGTGGGTACAGCGGGATTGCCGCCTGATAGCACTTGTTGTTTGTGACAAGCGCTTCGATGATGTTAATCATGATGTAACCTCTTTTGATATGTGATTGTCATATGATGGCCTCCCGTCACAGCGCTCTGATGCGGTCTGCAAAGTCGCAGGCCATGATCTCTCCAGTCTGGCCGCTTTTTGCGCGGATCGCGTCGGCGATGTTCGTAAACAGTTCCCCCAAATTTTCGACGTACTGCACCGTCGGCGTGTCCGAAAATGCAGTTATGTGCTTGTCCAGCCAGTCCTTGCTGGGTTCCTTGCCATCGCCGAACGCCGCAGTCAGATCGATCAGCATACAGGACGTGAACCAAAACGTCGTGTTCTTCCCATCCGTGTTGTTGTAATCGAAGCGGCAAGGGTAGCTGCCATCGCTAAAACTTGTGCGCTCAAATACCGCTGATAGGCGCACCCACGTTTCCGCCGCAACATTAAAAGCCATGTTTTGCGCTGCACAAGGCTCGGCAACTGGCCAGTACCAATCGCAAGTGCCCTGTGTAGCCGACGCGAACCGCACCTTGAAGCTGATATAGTACTTGTGTGATGCAACCAGATTGTGCGCTGCGGATGTCAGTGTGCATTCTCCAGCGCCGGAAGGGATAATCTTGATACTGGATGCCGCCCCGTCATCCGGCGTGATGCTTGAGAGCTGCCACGTGCAGTTTCCGCGCGTGGCCGGAAACCAGCCCTTGCCGTTGTTTGCCACGATATTAGCCATAGATACAGTGGTAGCCATGATACGCCCCCTTAGTACGCGTTGTTGATTGCCGCTACGATTGCAGTATCAACGTAAGATTTGATTGCGTTGGCAATCCCAAGATCGGCAAACAGCTCGGACGGGGTACGATAATACACCCAGCCGCTGTCGTCCAGCACGGCGATCTTGCCCGGTGTACGCCCAAGATCGCCAGCGGCATTGGACTGTAGCCATGTACCGCAAAAATACTTGCCATAGACGTTGCCGGTAAACGTGCCGCCGGACTTGTCCATTTTGGCGTCCAAAGCGGTCTTATCTGCCTTGCTATCGAGCGCAGTCGTATCGGCTTTCGCGTTTAGCGCGGACTTATCCGCTTTGCTATCCAAAGCCGCTTTGATGGCTTTGTTTTGTACTGGGTTTGTGCTAGATGCATCAAGCTCCGCATCCACAACGGTATTGTTTGCTCCGGAAGAAATGCCGTCCAGTTTGACCTTATCCGATTTGGACATCAGACCGTTCGCGCCTTCCGTTGCCACTGCCGTCCCAGCTTTCCCTGTCAGCGCAGATGTGATGACCTTGTTTTGGACGGGGTTGGTAGACGTGGCGGACAGCGCATCATCTACGTCGATGCCGCCGCTCGCTTCCAGCGCCGCGATTTTCGCCTTTACGTATTCCACTGTCGCGGCGGCATCCGTCTGCGCGTCGGTCGGGGTTTCCAGCCCGGCCAGCAGAACAAATACATTTTCCGGGCCACCGTCCAGCACCAGCGCGTAAGCGTTGTTTTCGGCTGTCGGCGTGATGTTGATCGTTTGGGCACCGTCGGCATTGCGCGGCAGCAGTGTCATCCCATCGTAGATATACGGCCATTTTTCGCGAAGCGCGCCGATATTTTGACACGCTCTAAGCTTCTGGTCGGATTTCAGTTTTTGCGTTTCATCGTACCGAACAGAACCTTCTCCTGTCGGGATGTCTATAGTCACATCTTTTGAACCGTCAAACTGCGCGTTGGCAGCACCGGTGAATTTCAGGGCGCTGGGGGTTATTGCAAGCAAATCATATTCGGACTTTACCCATTTTGCACCCAAAGATGTACCGCCAACCGATGCAGTATACGACAGTCTTGTATTTGGGTTCCAACCATTGTCCTTTGTGATTTGGAAAATATACTTGGTGCTCCCATCACCCGGCAATTGCACTCGATACAACGGGATGATTGTATCCACAACCTTGATCGCGCAGGTGGTTGGAACACCTTTCAGTTTTTCATGCAACTGTGCAGGTGTAATGTCAAATGTCTCTCCATCCGTGGATGTAGCGACAACGTCGTACACACTGTCCAATTTTTTCTTATCGGCAGCGGACATCAGGCCATTTGCACTGGCCGTAGCAACGGTGGTATCTGCCTTATTATCCAACGCCGTCTTGTCCGCTTTGTTATCCAGCGCGTCCTTGACGGCCTTGTTCTGCACGGGGTTAGCAGACCCGGCGTCCAGCGTTGCGTCCACAACTGTCTTGTTCGCCCCAGTCTCAACATCGTCCAGCTTGGCTTTGTCGTCCTTGGACATCAGACCGTCGCGCTCGCTGGTCGCAGGCAGCGTGACCTCGCTCAGCATCTCAAAACGGCGCGCGATCACGCAGTTTTCCACGGCGTTTTTGGACTCGGTGTCCAGCGCGTCGTCGACCGGGAAGATGGATTCTTTGGTGCGCAGCGCATAGGCCCCGTGCACGACTTGAATCAGCATCGTATCGTTTTTATCGCTGACCGGCGGCAGAGAGCCGCGGCTGTTGATGTACTTCATGACCACCTTGTTCTGCACGGGGTTGGTGGATGTTTCAGACATGGCGTCGTCGACGATGGTCTTGGTCGCGCCGTCCTCCACGCCGTCCAGTTTGACCTTGTCCGTGGCGGACATCAGGCCGTCAGCTTCGGCCGTAGCGATGTCCTTTCCAGCCTTTTTGCCCAGCTCCGCCTTTGCCAGCGCAGCAAGTTCCGCGGCCGCGG